GGTCTGTGTTGTGTTGCTACTCACATGTCCCAAGTGGTCAGTAATCCAGCTCATGTCACATCCATGCGGAGAAGGGCATCGATTGTATCGCCGGTCATCTTAGGCGCGATGTACTTTGAATTCTGCTTCTTGTTTTGGACTTTGCCGTCCTTTCCAACGAATGTCCAGCCCTCACAGTAGTCCAAACAACTCTGAGCGGCACGTTCGTAAACACTGAAAAGGTCGTCATAGGTAATGCCGTAGACTTCATCAAGATAGCTAGAAAAATCGTCGATCGAATGCTCTCGAACCCTCTCCACCAACTCATGGACGTTATCCCTCCCCCCCATCTCCTTGAGCTTTGACGTCCTCACGTCGAGATAGGGGTTGTCCGATAGTCTTGCACTAGTTGCGAGCAGGATATCCTTGATACCGGGCACGTGTCGATGCTCATAAGCGGCAGACAAATACTTGCCGCTCATATAATCACGATCGTTAACTTGAGTATTTCGATTTGGCCTCAAGTTAATCTTTGCCAACACGCGCCCGAATTGTGGGACTGGGCGACACCCAATGGTGCCGCGGATATACCTCTTCCGGTAGAAAGTGGCATAATGACGGTCGCACTGAGGTACAACTTCGGCGACCATTCCAGTGTCGTCGAAGACCTTCTCAATCTCAGCCTTGAACTTCGACTCGTCACCCACGACAAATCCCAAGTAGTCGTCCCCACCATGAATGTTCGTGGACTCCTCGATAGAGGCGCGCTCCAGCGCAGCCTGCATCAATGCCATGTGCGTGTACGAATTGCCGGTGGTCGTCGTCGTCTCACCGGACCAACGCTGACCAACGATAGGGGCGCAGATCCCATACCGGGTCCACACTCGTATCTTGATCGTACGCGCAAACTCCCGAACGAACCATTCAGGTGCACCCAATTTCCAATAGAACATAGCCTCATATTTCCTAAGTTCTTTTGGTTGACTCCCGTCGTTGTTCTTTGCATCGCTCTCCACAGGTACGCCTTTAGCCTGCTCCATGATCTCTCCCAATTCCTCACCCCGAGCGCCGCACGCATACAGTGCGACATTGCCGGTATTGAGGGGGTTGGACATTGAGAAGACCTGTTTCATCCTGTTGTTCAGCTCCATAACAACAGGACCAGTCAACGCATTGTACATGTCCGTTCCTTGATAGACAATGCGTGGTTGGGACTTATGCTCCTTTAGGAGAACTTCTTGTTTCGCGAACACGTGTTTTGTATCCATCTCAGTGTTCCATTGCGCCTCATCCAACGCTTCCAACAACCTCTTCGCTTTCCCCGGCTCACATGTGGCAAAGTACTCATCCATGAGATCTTTGTCCACGCGAATTGTCTCCAACCTTTCGAACTTGGCCATGAGAAGATCATGGCCACGCTTGAAGGAGTCAATAGTCTTGAGAGAAGGTTTGTAATCACACCTCTTCTTCATGGCATGTGTGGTCGCGGCAGCTGTGTTGCTTGGAACAGTGAGCGGAACGCCAGCCAATATCGCGCCTTTAGCGACCCCGACTCCAGTCTCTGGGTCATCATTTTTGACACGGCATACATTGACATTCGCTTTGATGTTCTCGAATCGAACCTCATGATCATAGGTAGTGAAAGTGTTGGACTCCAGCCCATCTTCCTTGACCACTTGGCGAGCTCCAGCTCTTTGCTTTCGCTTTTTGTCGACATCGACAGGAGGTAGACCTCCAAATTGTATTTTTGGTTTGTATTGCATTCTGACGGAATATATATCTTTCGTTGTAT